TTCTTCTATTTCTTTTTTCAGTTCCTTAATGGATTCAATTAACAAAGCAACAATTCTGTCGTATTTGACAGCTTTAATACCATCTTCTCTTGTTGCAACTACTTGAGGTAAAACTTTTTCTATTTCTTGTGCAATAACACCTACGTCATTTTTTCTAACAAAATATTTGTCTTCACCACCATGTTGTTTAATGTAGTCTTCTGTCCAATCAAAGGTCACACCATTAATTTGACTAATTTTTTCTAAAGGGTTTTCTATGTTTTTAATATTTTCTTTTAAAGATTTATCAGAAGAATAAAAAGCAGTAACATCGTTAGTTGCTCTAATCTCTCCAGTAGTTCCTGAAGCAGCTGTGCCTACACCAAAAGAATCGAATTGTACATCATTACCTGTATCTAATGATAAAGAGGCTCTTGCTGTTGCGCCAGTTTCTAAAACAAAATTAGATCCATCACCAACAATAAACCCACCATTAGTAACAGCTAATCCTGCAACGTCTTGTAGTTGAGCATCTAATCTTGCGTTTGCAACTGTTCCTGAATCTAAATTTGAAGCATTTAAAGAAGATCCATCAATAAAATTACTATCATTATTAAAACCTGAAATAGCAATGTTACCTTTAGTTAATTTCTTTTGAGCATTTGATGCATCTACTACTGCAAAAAAATCTCCGTCAGCATCTGAAGTTGATGTTGCTAGTTCTGATAAGTCTACATCTACTTGATCTGCTTGAACGTCAATTAAATTTCCTGCGGCAACATTTAAAGTTACATCACCTGATGTTCCACCACCAGTTAAGCCAGTTCCTGCTACAACTGAAGTTATATCTCCAACTGTCGGAGTTTGAAAAGATGGTTGTGCTCCTGCACCTGCAGAAGTTAAAACTTGTCCAGCACTTCCTGTTGCTATTGCAACTGGATTTCCTGAAGCGTCATAAGAAATAATATTACCATCTGTACCTGATGCCATTTCGGCTAATCCAACAGCATTGTCAGCGATCTGGGCTGTGTCTATAGCATTGTCTGCCATTAAGGCATTCGTAATTTGATCATTTGCAATGTGAGCTGTGTCTATTGAACCGTCAACGTATTGATTGCTGTCTACACTGTTTGCTGCCATTTTGGCAAGCGTCACATTAGAATCTGCTATTTTGGCTGTCGTTACTGCACTGTCTTGAATTTCTGCTGTAGCTACTCCAGCATCTTTAATTGTTATTGCACCAGAGCTAGCTGCAAAGTTGTCTGAGCTAAATGAAGCAGCTCCTTTAGCGGACGTAGAAGCATCTGCTAAATTAATAGTAACATCTCCTGAAGATCCACCGCCTGATAAATTCGTACCTGCTGTAACAGCAGTAATATCCCCAACTGTTGGAGTTTCAAAAGTAACTGCACCTGAACCATCCGTGGTTAAAACTTTTCCTGCCGATCCATCTGCAGTGGGTAATGTGTAAGCTGAAAGAGCAAAGTTAGATCCATCACCTTGAATAATTTTTCCTGCTGTTGTTGCTAAACCTGCAACATCTTGTAATTGAGCATCTAGCCTTGCGTTTGCAACAGTACCACTAGCAAGGTTGCTTGCATTTAATGCTGTTAAGTTAGATCCATTGTTTGCAACAATATTTCCACTAGCATCAAGGATAACGGCTTTGGAAGCAGGTAAAGTACAAAAAACATTTTTTGTTCCTGCGCTAAAGTTAACTGCAGAATCACTGTTAGATGATGAGATAACTGTAGTTCTAGCTAAAGTATCTGGAGTTGCATCGGTTACAGTTCCAAGACCAACTTCGAACTCACCATTTTCATTAGCGATAGCATAATAAGTAGTATTAGAATTACCTATACCTGCAACAAATGTTTCAAAACCTGAAACTGCTCCTGCAAGATTTAAGGTTCCTGTACCAGTTGTGGTCGAAGTTTCTTTTACTCTATCATTTACTACCAAAGCCATGTTTACTCCTTAAAATTAAGCTATTCTTAAAATTGCAGCGGCTGTTGTGAATGCAGGAAACTGGATTGTAAATGTTCCAGATGTTGCAGTCTTATCTCCACCAAAATCTAATACACAAACTGCATCAGTAGTGTTTGATCCACCGTTAGTTGTAGTGTTGTAAATCAAAGCTCCTCTTGCAGTTAATGTTACACCTGTAAAAGATAAATCTGCAAAATCAGTAATCGCTACTGATGATGAAACTTTTACACCTTGGTTAACTAGTGATCCTCCACCTGCAGTATATCCTGAAGATGTTACTTCAGTATTTGATCCACCGCCTGGATTAGTTGAATAATTTTCGGTTGATTTACCTAATGTTGCCGAACTTGTGTACATTGCTAATTTGTATGTATCACCACCATCTCCTGAAGTATCAAAATCATGAAATCCTCGAAGTAGTTCTTTTTTAAATGTACTGCAAATTGCGTTTGTTGTTATTGCCATAATATTTCTCCTTAATTAATTTTTGTTTGGAGAAGGTGATGGTATTACTACTCTTGGCACGCCATCATCATACTCCGCACGTCTTCTTCTGCCCATTTGTTGTAGAGCAAAATTTTGTACCTCTTCATTATACTTCTTTTCATACAGGTTGTACATATCCATAGGACCTTTTAAAAATCTAAACGCCTCTGATAATACACCATGCAATAACATAGACTCTTGATGTTGAGAAATATAAGTATTGTTAGAACTAGTAAAATTAGGTGGATCTTTGATATAATTAACTTGAACAGTAAGCGCACTACTAGGGGTAGGTGCTACAAGAATAATATTTCCTGTTTGAACATTATCCTCCCAATTTGCATAATATTTTGGTGTACCTGTCGTTGAATCGTTTGGCGCAAATTCTGATATAAAACTTGTATCTCTTTTTTCTAAAAATGTTCTATTGTTAGATCCATCAATTACTTGAACAGATCTTATTATCAAAGCATCAGATGGTAAAGATACATATCGATTATTCGCTGTGAAATTAGAAGTTGCATATTTTCTTAAATCATCGTAATCAACTCTACCTGCAATATCTAATTCAACACTTCTTATAAAATCTTGAATTATTGAATCACTTAAAACATTAACATTTACTTCTGTATAATTTCTTACTTGTGTTAAAAAATTTGAATGTGTTATAGCCATTATGTAATACTTACTGTTACCTTTCCTAAAAATAAATCTGCTTGTCTACTTCTATTTTGTAATGATGGGTCCTCTGGAATCATACTATGTAAAATTGTAGTTACTCCATCTCTGGTTACTTCTACATATTGTGTTTGAAAAGCAAATTGACCGGGTAATGACAAATCAGCTATTCCAACCATTGAACCTCCAGAACTTACTTTTGTATTATCTTGAGGTGCTTGTGGGTTAATAGTAGATATACTAACGGGTTGTTGAAATTTCATTGGTCTTGTGTTTTGTAATGCAATAGCATCTGCAGTGTAATGTCTTCTTCTTAGCTGAGGACTTTTGGGTTCAAATTCTGATGTATGAACGAGTGCACCAGTCCATTCTTTTACCATTTCGTTATATGGAAAAGCCATACCAGATCTATCCGATATCGCTTGTGATCTTTTTCCTGTTGCCCATTTAGCCATATTTAAATTCCATTAGGGTAGAAAGATTGAGGTGTAATAAATGTAGATGCTCTTTGTCCATCTTCATCTAATGCTCTTTTAAGTTGATCTTCATAAATTAATTTATTTTGTTGTACTAATGCTGGTGCATTCTTCATTGCTAAGTAATAAGCAAGACCTGCTACCATACAAGGTAAAAATCTAAATACAACATCAGCATCATTTGTATAAAGTCCCGCATCTTCAATTCTTTTAATAACGTAATATTTTAATGTCGTGTAAGTAATTAAATTTGGTGCTTGATATAAATATATTTTAGGAGTTGTTTCTCTTTCAACATAATATTGCGATGGTTGACCTAAAGCTAATTTATTGGGAAGAGCAGAATAAGCAGATCTATCTATTTTTGCTAAAGCAACATCTTGTGTGTTAGCTGTATTTGATCCAGCTGCAGTAGTAGACACAAAGGCTTCTAGAACATCACTTACATCTGCACTGACAGTATATTCTGCTTGTCCAGAAACTAAAGCATTTTCATGTAGGGAAACTTTCCAAAGATGTATTCCTCTATTTGCCCATTCTGCAAATAATAAATTAAGACTTGTTCTTGCTGACCTTAAACTATGACCACTTGTTGTGGCCATGCCACATCTTTCGTAAGCCTCTTGTATGATTTCTTCTATAGATAAATCAAATGTAGTAGTCCCTGAAGTTGCCATTAATATCCTTTTTACGGTTGTACAATTTCTTGGATTGTATCACTTTTTGACTAAACTTTGAAGACCTTAGGTTTTTTGCGATTAAGTTTGTTTTTAACTTGTAGTTTTTTCTTTTTTTCACCTCTTGCACCTCTAAGCTTGCCATCTATTTGAGCAGTTATTTGTCCTCGTCC